CGTTAATGATGACGTTCTCAATGTTCATGCGTTGACCGCCCGTTGCTTCCCAAAAGGTGATTCGGGCAAGGGTGGGCGACTGCGTTGTGTCTTTGTAAACACGGGTATCCGAAAGGATAGCGGAGTTAAATACGTTTACGGAGAACGAAGCGTCAAAGGCGGAAGCCAATGTTTGATTGTCGTCCACGGCATCGGTCACGGGGGTGATTGACACCTCTGCGCTTTCGTTGACGTGAAGGGTGTAATTGGTCGTTCCCGTCCCATCGGCGGCGGAAATGCCAATATGCGAAAAAACTAAAGTTTTGGTGATGGACATCGTGGTAGGGTCTTAGGTTATGGGTAATATAGCGAAATCACGGGTTATTTTCTACGGGACTATGATTGGTAAAGGGCTATGATGTCACTCGACCGGCACGGCAAGTCCCAAAGGAATGTAGTCCCGTTTGTTGCCGTGCCGGACGTTTGGTGGTATGACACCAATACAAGGTCTGCACCCACCTTCATACAAGTGGTGTTGCCCCCGTTTCTGTTTGCCGTGCCACTAACTACGCCCCCCGTTGGGTCGTAGATGGTTTCGTATTTCTTGGTACAATCAATCCCATTGTCAATGTAGTCCGAAAGTTCAATTACACAAATGCGTTGCTCCGTGTTGTACTCTACGGCATCTTTGATTTGACGGCGAATCCAGTATGGAATAACAATCAATCTATTCCCGCTTATGTTCATGTATTGAACATCGGGAAGCACGGCGTTAAAGTCGGAACCCGCAGAATATCCGAGGGTTTGCCCTGCGCCCTCAATCGCCAACAATCCCGACCGCCTAAGCCCCGATTCCACATCGGTCTTGGTAAGGGTTGCATTATCCCCCGCCCACATTGTTCCATAGTCCGTACCAAAGAAAATGAGTGGAAGGTTCAATCCATTGATTTCGTACAGTTGACGGGCAACACCAACCCAACGACCACCGCCCAAATAGGCTACCCGTGGTTCTGCGTACTGTGCCGTGTTGTCGGCAAGATGTTCGTAGATTTTTCCGTACTCCAAATCCCATTCAAGACCGTTATCCTCGGATTTGGCAAAGCCCATCTTTGTAACCCAACCCACAGAGGCATCAACAAGGTGGTACGCAAAGTAAAGCACGCCGTTGACTTCGTGAATTGGGCCTTCTACGCCATATGCGTCACCGACACCACTCGCCGTAGCCCAAGTGTCACCGCCAACACGCTTTGCGGTTGCCAATGTTGCCCATGTTGCTCCATTGTCATCCGAATAGGTAAACAGGTGGTCATCCCATGCGCTTCCGGTGTTCGAGTTGAAGAACACCAAAATCCGTCCCGTGCTTGTCACAATAATTGCGGTGTTGCGATAGTCCCGTGATGCGCTGTTTGCAAGAATATCGTAACCCGAAGTGCCGTCATACTTAACCCAAGACTCGCCCTCATTGTCGCTATACTGAACGGCAATAATACTATTCAACGAAACTTGGTGCGAGACTCCAAGACGAAACACGCGAATCCACCGACCCGTTGCCAATTTTTGAGCCGTTGGCATCATGGCGTAGTTTCTTGTCGGGCTTGTTGCGGTGGGGGACTCGGTAGATACAGCCGTAAAAAATGGGTGGACTTCTTCCACAATAACGGCTGGTGTCAGCAAGTCGTCAATAACCGCTTGCGTTGCCGTGCTTATGGGTTTGTTTAGGTCGGACGTATTATCAACGTTCGACAAGTCAACGTTGCTTTTTGTCAAAACAACAACGCCCGTCTGCCCGTTTACGGAAGTAACGGCTCCGCCACCTCCACCTACGGTTTGGGCATCGCCGTTTTCGTCACCCACATAAAGCGTAAGTGCGCCGTTTCCATCCTTGTAATAAACCTCTTTCCCGTATTCAAGCGTGGTCGGAATAGTAGTCACTACGTTGTCAACTCGGAATTGCGTAAAGGTCTTTGTAGCCATTATGGTGTCAGATTGATGTTGTTGTCGTCAACTAAAAGATTGCCGTCATAGTCCGTCAGATAGGTGTTGTAGTCCGGTCGTGGAGTGAACAAATCCCTCAAGGCGGTGAAAATCATCGTGACCGTCACATATCGGTCGTTCCTCGTGATGCCGGAGTTCCCGTCATACCCGAAAGTATAGATTTTATTACCCGTCAAAAATCCTGCGTCAATCAGATTCGCCCAATCCACAATCGCATCCCGCAAGTCCATCAAGGGCAATTCCCCCCGTGAAGCGTCATCTTTGGCATAGGCTCTTACAACGGATATGTCAATGCCGTATCTCTGGTTGCTAAGATTCGCATAGGACGGCCCCGTTCTCGTTGTCACTTGCTCGGAAACCTCATACAGCGCAATCCTCGCCCGTGGGATGTCGTTCCTGCCCTCCAAATTAATCGGAGGGACACGATAACGCTCATAGACGATACTACGGTCGTTTAACCGAAGGGAAAGGTCTGTGAGCAAATTCTCGATGATTTCACGGCTTGCCACTAAGGACTCCTACGATAAGCTGTTTGAAACGCTCGTAAATATCGGGGGGAACGTCCTTCCACTTTCTCGGAAAGATTGTGCGTGTTCTTCCGCCCCTTGCCTTTCCGGTTTGGTGAAACTTGAATATCTCGCCACCCTCAACAAATCCAATTTCCGCACCACCCATGACTTCGGTAGGTTGCGTGGTTCTTTCGATGCGCTTGTTCTTAAACCGAAGCGTTACGACCTCGGTGGCATAACCCGCATTTTCCTTAACCTTTGCATACTTTTTTTTGTAGCCCGGAAAGTACTCACCCATGCCGTCACCACCTTGCGACAGTTCCTTCATTTTTTCGGTGATTTCCTCGGCAATAGGGAATCCGGCACGTTCAACAAGCAAAGCCGAACGTGCATCCATCATCGCCCCGAATTGCTCACCCAAAGACATCATAGGTCAAGTCTCATGTATGGTGCGAGTAACTGCCGTGCTTCCAACGTCAACCCGTTCACACTCACCCTTGAAGGCGTGTTCGGGTCTTGTCTGTTCTTGTACTGCAAGCTAATCTCTTGCAGGATAGCCGCACGAATCGCAGACGGACACTCACCCGAAGCGTACCCCGACAAGTAAGTCACTTTCAAGTATCGGTTCGGTGCGCTGTCAATGCTCAGTTTCTTGTACTCCATCCCATTCACGGTATAGTCCGTGTTCAGCACAAGCGCCGTCTCGTTCCCTTCGTCATCCACAGATACTACGGAGGAAATGGTAGTGTGTGGGCCATAGGGAAGCCACACCTGTCCACCTACACGTTCCCAATACGATTGCCTTGTCCGAACGTAGGTGTCCAAACCGATGTATCGTTCCACCTGTTCGCAAACACCCTCCAGCAACAAGCCAAGATACAAGTCATCGTAGGAATCGTTGACCCGCAGAAAGTCCTTTACCTGTCCAAGCGTAAGAGGCCAGTCGATGTTCTTGACCGTTACCCGTGTCTCAATGGGGTAGAGTTGCGGTGTCCAAGACCCCGTTAAAGAGTCGTATTGGTTCGTAGGGAGGCTCATTTCATGCTCTTAGGTTTGAAAACCTTGTTGTTCTTGGTCTGTGTGTCCTTCGCTTCCTGCGCCCGTCCATCCGATAGGGCGGTTCTGAATACGGCTTGTTCAAACCCACTCCCCGCCGTATAGGTCTTTCCGGCTTCATACACACGGGGTTTGCCCTCAAACAAGATAGATACTTCTTTACTGAATGTGATAGTCATAACTCAAAAAATAAGGGGAGAGCCGAAGCCCTCCCCGTGTTCATCAGTCGGTCGGTGCGGTTTCAGGGAAGCCCAAGAAACCCGCGACAGCTACGTTGGCGTTCGACAGAATTGCACTTGCGTTTTGCTTGTACACTTCGGGGAACAGGTAGCGTTTCGTGGTACGGACGGAGTAGTGGGCGGCGCTGTTAAACGCAGTTCCAAACTCAGTCTTGACGAGGTTATCAGCACTCAGGCGGGATGCGTTGGACACGTTGGTGTCATCGCCTTCACGGAAGGCAAGACCCAAACCGTTTCCGGCGTTCATCACACCGCCCGAAGTACCCGTTGCGCCAATGATAAGAGCCGCAGACACACCGGAGAAACCGAAGGTGTCGATAGCCGAACCGTTGACGTTCGCATTGGTTTGACCGCCCGTGAGGACAGCCGACCATTGCACGTTGGATTGTTGTCCGAAATCAAAAAGTGACATGGTAGAGTTCCTTATGATTAAGCGGAGGTGTATTGAACAATCGCTTCCGAACGTACGACAGCACCACCGAAGCGGGTCATGGCGTAGATGTTCGTGATGAAAGCGTTGCCTTCGGAGTACGGGTCACGAATCAGGAAGAAATCCGTGTTACGGACTACGGTGTAGCCATAACGGAAATCTCCGTACAGAATCGGAACGTTTCCGGTCGAGAAGTTGGACGCAGTACCCGCAAGGTCGGGCGCTTCGTACACAGGGCTTCCCAACAAGGTGCTTGGCTTACCCGCTTGGAAGTTCGGCTCCCAAATGTAGTTCCAAGTACCCGAAGCGATAGTCAGACGGCGGACTTTAGCCATCGTGGTGCGGTTCATCATCCAAGAAGCGTTACGTTGGTAATCGCTCTTGATGGAACTTTGCATGATGACCAAAGCATCCGAGGTCAAAGCGGCGGGGGCGGAAGCGTAAGAACTTACGTTACCCACAAGACCTTTCGGCTTGTTGATGCCATCACCGGAAATGAAGGCGGAACCCAACGAACGGTCAAACTGCTCACGGATGGAGGACAGGATTTCCGATTCAAGGTTGTACGCCGCGTCATTTTCCTGCTCAATCGTCCAAGCCACACTGGCGGCGAGTTTGTGAGCGGGGATGTCAACATAGCCAAAGGTGTCTTTGACCTTAGTCGTAGCGGAATCTTCCGTCACCCACGAAGCGGTCAGCGAAGCGTTGCGAAGCGCTTGCTTGAACGATGGGGCGGCGGTGTTGACCACGTTGGCGACTTGCAGGACGGGAGAAATCTCCACGACTTGCTTGTTGATGTCGGAGGACATCTCGGCAGGCATGAGCAACGCACCAGCGGCGGTCACGTCAAAGCGTACCAAGTTGTCGGATTTGCCCGAAAGCGAGGAAGTCACTTTTGCGTCCTTCATCTCTTGAAGAACGGCGGTAGTGCCACCTTTGGCAAACAGACGTGCGGCCTTCATAAAGTCTTTCGTTTCAGCACGCTCATCACCCACGGGGGCGGATGGTTGAGCCTTCTTAACGTCAAACTCCAGTTGGTCGAACTTCGCTTGCCATTTCGCTTCGGCTTCTGCATTTCCCGTTTCGATAGCCGATTTGAGGCCGTCAATCGAGGAACGCAGGGAATCAATGATTTTGATGTCCATAGCGGTATTCAATGGTTTTGAGTGTTGTTGTGAGTTCATCAAGAAGTGCTTGCGCGCCTTCATCGACCGGATTGCCTTCCGGCGCATCCGTATGTGCTTTTGGCACAATCTTTTCCGCTTGCTTGCGGAGTTTCTGCGCTTTCGCAGACATAATCTGTGCTTCCGTGTTCATCGGGAAAGGAGTGATGGACACTTCATGCAGAGCCAATTCCTTGAGTCGCATCGTGCCGTTGTCGCCCTTCATGGCTTTGATGGTGTTGTAGCCGATGGAAAGACCAATCTTCGCACCCCTATCAAGCATGAACTTAATCTTGCGGTAGGCCGATGCGACTTCGGGTACGTCAAGGGGCATTTCGCCACGAATCTTCAAGCCCTCATCGGAATCTTCCAAGAAACCTACTCCGGCTAATGCTCCGGTGGTATAGTTGTGGTCTAACAATAGGGGGATGATGCCGTTCTTGTGCTTCAAAGTCTGCGTGAACGCACCTTTCTCTACCACATCGCCACCGAGGTCAACATTGCCGTAGGTCGAAGCGTAGCCCTCGATGATGCCGACATTCTCATTCTCGGTGAAGTCAATCTGCTTGAACTTCGCCATGATTTTGCCGGACTTGGTATCTTCTTCCTCCTCATCGACAATATCTTCCACTTCCTCAGACGAAGGCTCGGCTTCTTCCATCTCCGGTTCGTTATCTTCGACTTCTTCCATAGGCTCGATGCCCAATAGATATTGGTCGTAGTCATGCACCTCGCCGTCAATCGGGATATTCAGCACGGTATCGGTAGGCACAAACTCATCCTCGGCTTGGGCGTATTGCCGGATGGTGTAGAACCCGCCTTCCTCATCGGTGGCTTCAATCATCCCGATGCCTTCCATATCCTCCATCTCGTAGTGAACCATGTTCCCTACGGACATATTCTTTTTCGCAAGTTCGGCTTCCGCTTGTGCGAGAAGTTGGTGGAGTTCATCAAACTGTTTCATATTAGCTTTTAGCTGTGTCCGAATCGGGCGGACGGGTGATGCGTGAATCGGTTGCGTCTGGTAGCTTTCTTAGAATATCCCCACCATCCTTAGCGGTGTAGTTCAATTCCTCACGGGCTTCGTTCGGGGTTAGGATACCCGCCATGACCGCTTTGGTAAGTCTTTCTACGGCAAAGCCCCTATCCTCTTGGATGGACTCAATCTTGTCCACGTCCAAACAGATTTTG